CTGTATTTTCTTTTGATATTTTTTATAGACATCATCACCTTCTTGTGTGTTCAAGTCACCAATCCAACACTTAGGTTTCTCAAACAAATTGCTCACAAAGAAGTCTTTAACGTCAGTAAGGTTGTATTTACGACTCAAAGCGTAAAATACATACTTGTCCCTACGGTTTAAAAATGCGTCTTTTCCTATATTACACTTTCCATGATATTTAAAGTAGTCATAGGATTTCTGTGTGAAATGTAGGTGTAATGTGTGGAAGAGAGCAAAGGTTGCATACCCTCCATTTTCACTCATATTGGTAAGCTTGCGCCCTCTTTCTTCAACATGTTCATATTGTGTGCTTCATCACGAATTATACCTTTAAGTCTAGGAGAGATTAGGGTTGAGGCCACTTCAATCTCAAATCCAGTTTGTTTACAATGGTCCACTATAGCATCTATATGAGTACATTGTAATGTTCTGGCCATACTCTCTATCAATAGTGAAAAGTTCTTAATTTCTTCCTTGGTTGGCATTATGTATTAATCTTCTTCTTTGGTTTATAAAATATATGATTGCCCACAGTTGTGTGCTTTTGATACCGTTTCACCCAAGTAAAAGGAGAAGAAACAGTATGAAAAAATATTACATCTTCACTCAGTTTATCATAAGACATTTTATATGTCAAGAACAAATTAGCTACGTGTAATGAATCTTTCCAGTTTTTGGATTTCTTATTGATTGGTTTAGGTTCTTGACAGAACCATGAGAATTGACAGGTTCCGTTACGTTTCTGTTTAACTACACCACAAACAGTACTTGGATAACCATCATACTTTGTACGATTGATAGTCACTTGAGCTACCGCTAATTTACCATCAAAAGATTCCGCACCTGCTTCATAATATATGTTTTTTGCTAGACACATTACTTGATTGTCAGCAAATGATAGGTTGGAAAACACGAGCGTAATCAATGACACCCACAGTATTAGTGTGTTTTTCATTTTTTATTCCTTGTTTTATTGGGAAGAGGTGGGAGACCGAAGTCTCCCTAGTTCCTTAGAACTTGATTTGATAACCGGCATTGACACCTACGAAATCACTGTCTCCGTAAGCTCTATCTACACCCAAAGTGAGTGATGATGTTTTATCTAAAGCATATTCAGTTCCTAAACGAATTGTATTCGTCCTATCTGAATATGAATTATCAAAACTATCACGATATCGATACCCAGCTTTAACTGCCCATACAGGAGTTAAACTCATTTTGGCACCAGATTCAATACTATAATATGCATGGTCTTCATCTTGTGTAAACTTTTGGCCCATAGCACCCCGAGTATATAACTCTACATTATTTAAAACACCATATGTTCCTGTGGCGCCCACTTCCAAACGATTGGTATTTTGACCTTGATTATTATTCAAACGTTCTGTACGGAATTGACTACCGGCATCTAATGTGATACCGGGTTTCACGGTTTTACCGAACGTGAAGTTTGCACCTTGACGATTTGGGTCACCGCTATTGTCACCTACAGTATCACGAAATGTGTATTGTATATGTGCATATTGTGTTGATTGTTCGGCTGCATTAACACCTAAAGATGACAGTAAAGCTGCTAATAAAATTGAATACTTCATTTTTACTCCTATTTAATAATAAAATGGTGGATTATTCTGTTGCCAAGAAATCCACCGAAACTCCGGTCAGTGTTTAGGCTGCCATTCTGTATTCGCTATCGTTTGCGTTTACTTTGGTTTTGCGTTTTACATCCACATGATGTGTTGGCTGTTATCCTATCTAACTCCGTCGAATCTATTTCATCCCCATCAGAAGCACACTATCTCGCTAAAGACATAATCCTTACGGGACCTTAGTGACAATATGCTTTTGGTGGAGATGGGGGCTTGTCGCAGGCCCCGTCCGAAATTCCTTACTTTACAGTTTATACAACAATTCCTTTACAGATTTCTATAAATTCTCTTAAATGGTCATCATTTATATTTTTAGTAGCGTGAGCACCAATATAAATTTTACCATTGAGTTGGTTAGTAATTTGATAGATAATATATTGCATAAATTTATTTTTATTACTTTAAGGTTTACGCTGTTTTTTACTATACTGCTATTATATAACAATTATACCAATTCTGTCAAGTGATATTACCAATCCTTTTTGGTTTCAACTCCCGAATTTGCTGGTAGTTTGGGGTTAAAATTGATACCTGTGGCTTTCTCAACATCAACAATGGTTACTTTAAATTTCTCCATATCTGCTACAGGTAGGGCAGTATTTGGAAAAATATAAGCTGATGCCTTGTTATTCTTTGTGTCAATTACTATTTTGTATAATCTGGTTGGTACACCAACTTTGTTAGGACCAATAGTTTTATATCCGGCATCATAGATTGGACCAGAAGCCACGTACAAATCATTTGTAGTTGATACGTATGTTCTTACCTTAGTTTCTAATTGTTTCCAAATACCGCGGTTGTTATTGGCGATTTGTGGAACCATATTAGACAATAAGAATGATTCAGACATAATCTTTTCATTCTGAGTATTATCACCTGCGGGTGACATATGCCCACGGTCGTAAGTTTTACCTTCTGTTGCGTAGTCTGCTAGCGTAGCTTGAAATTGTTTAGGCACTTGACCATCAGGCCTGAAGTCATCTTTGCGTTTAGCTGGACCTGTCATTGACTCTACTGTTACATGCTCTAAAACAAAGTAAGCGGTCTTAGTTTCGTTGTTGTGTTGGATTGCATAATTGGTCCGGCACAAATATTCTGTGGTTGTTTTACCTATTGGTGCCCCATAAGGTGCAAATTGTGGACATTTGTCATCTAACGGATTCGCAAGTGTTGTAATTGGCAACAACAGCAGTAATACTAACTTCTTCATTTATGAGTCCTTTTATATAAATAGGTGTGTATCGCCGGTGTTCAGACCGCATACACTCTAACATTATATAGGAATGTCAGTAATGAATATTTATACTCCAGAATTAAAATATTATGTATATGCTTATTTACGGGAATCTGACGGTTCGCCATATTATATAGGCAAAGGCCAAGGCAACCGACATTTATCAAAAAAACATACGGTTAATATTCCAAAAAATAAATCATTGATTGTCATACTTGAACAAAATTTAACTGAAGTTGGTGCTTTTGCTCTTGAGCGAAAATATATCAAATGGTATGGCCGTAAAGATAATAATACCGGTTTATTATGGAATAGAACAGACGGCGGCGAAGGAACGTCCGGTTTTAAAATTCCTTGTACTGAAAAAAGACGGTTAAGTATATCTATAAGTAAAAAAGGTATACCAATGTCGGAACAACACAAAACAAACAAAAGCAAATCATATATTGTTACTTCTCCAAATGGAGAAATATTTAATATTAGAAATTTGAATCAATTCTGTAAAAATTATTCATTACGACAAGGATCTATGACATGTGTTGCTCAAGGATTATATAAATCTCATAAAGGATGGTTATGTTCTTACGTTTAATTTATAATCCATAACACAATTGACCAATGGTTCTATCCAATTTTCTGTATATTCTACAAATACTTGAGGTTCAGCATTTTCAACAGCAATTAAAATAACAATTTGATGAATTGGAATGCCTGTTAGTTCTTCATGCATCAAAGCATATGCTGTGCCTTGCATAAAATAGTCAGTAATATATTCTTTAACTTTAGGTTTTCTACTGGTTTTAAAATCAACAACACTTAAAACCTTATCCCAATGCCCAATCAAATCACAACGACCAGCTACACCTAAATGTGTAGACCACAGTGCTTGTTCTTGGTAATAAATATCTGTTACATTTTCATCTAACTTGGGACGAATACTCTTAAACATCTCCAAAGCGTCTGGGAACGCACCACGAGCATAATTGGTCTCGTTGTTCAAGTATTTTTCACAAAGAGTGTGGACGTTCGTCCCTCGGTTTGAGGCCTGCTTACTGATACGATTAGCTTCAACTTCACCTACACGATTACGCCATTCTTGTATGATATCCTTTTTGAAATAGGATAAAACGGTGGTGATAGATGGCACTTTAGACCCATCGGGTAGCAGATACTTTCTACCGTATTGGGTCGTTTCAGCGGATAGTTCCTCAAGAACTTTGGGTGGGCAATAATTGAACATAATTTACTTTATAATATAGGAACACTTAACGATAATCTTTTACCTAATGGTTTACACTTGTGATACTTACCACTTGGAAGATACAGCATGTCTCCAGGTTTAAGAATAGTTTCATATGAAACATTTAATTCTTTTAAAGCATCGTTGAATAACTTATCATTAAAAGGTTTGTATATTTGTTTTTTCTTTAATTCTAATTCAAATCTACGTTTATCAAAATTACTATAATCTGGACTATCTATTTTTGCTTGAAGTTCTTCTTCTTCAACCTTTTCCATTTCTTTTTCTATGAGAGCCTCTTGCACCGCAATTTTTCAATTCCTAAAGGAACATCATTTATTTTATAAAATCCCAATGTTTCAGTTGAGCCTTCGCCATTAACAAACAACGCACCTTTTAATTTATTAACTGGGGCAAATCCAGCATTTACAGCTAATCTAATCCCTGCAAATTCCTCATCTTTAATAAATTCAAAATGACGCGGAGTTCCAGCAAAAATACTTGGCTTATATGTATTTATATAATGGCATAAATTTAATTTTGATGGACTAGCATCCAATAAAATTGCGGTTATATCATTTTTTAATGCAACACAAATTGATAATGCAAAACCGTATGCGTGTGTTATTTTTTCCGCACAAAATAAACTTCTATCATTTGTATCCAAAAGCAAATCCCCCATATATTCGCCCACATTTAACAATGTTTTTGGCGTATGCGAAATGAATTTTGGGGCGCCTGTTCTGCCTGATGTATGAAAAACGATACATTCTAAATCTTGCTCAAAATCTAATTGAGTTTCAATTGGCTTGAAATTTGAATAATCTATTTCATTTGCAATGATTAAAGAATTTTCAAATTTTTTTTTGGCTTGATTTAAAGTATTAAAATTATGCTCAACGCCACATTTCCCCGAACCTACTAAAACTGGGATGGCACCAATCCACATTGAACCAAATATAGCAATCGGTAAAAAAGCCGTATCAGGCAGTTTTATAATAATAAAATTGCCCTTTTGGATATTTAAAAATTTTAAATAATTAGCAAATTTTTTAATTGATAAAAAAATTTCATCACTTGAATGTGCCCCATTTTTATCAATAAAACATGGGTTGTTTTTATTGGTTAAAAAAAATTGTGAAATGAAATTCATTGTATCAATTTTACATTTGATGAAATTTGATTTTTATTTATAAAACAAGCAAAAATTGATGGCTTAAATATATTTTCATTAACTATGTTATTGATAATTTCAATTGCTTCAATTTTTGAATTGGCTTGAATATGGGTGCCAGTCCAATAATTAAACACTTGAAAAATTCCATCATTTTCATACGTTTCTATTGAATCAACACCGCTCCATTCAACATCATTATTTTCATGATATTTTACCAAAGCGACTGAAGTCATTTTTTTGTATTTTTCAAATATAGATTCA